TCCTATTGACTCACCACAACCACAACTTGATGTTGAAGCAGGGTTTTCTATTGTGAAGTAAGAACCAAATACTTCTTTTTTATAATCTATTGTACTACCTAACAAATACATTACACTTGTATCATCGATAGCAAACTCTCCGTTTGGCAGTTTAATAACTTCATCACCTTTATGTGATGCTGTATCTAATGCCCAGTCGTACGTGAAACCAGCACAGCCGCCGCCTTTGATTGATAAACGTACCACTTGCTGATCGTTTTCATTTAACATATTTGTCATGCGTTCTACTGCATTTTCTGTTAGTTGCACTACTGCTGTCATTTTGTTTCCTTACTATTATTTAGTTTATATTTTGTAATCCGAATGTAAACAGGTAAATACTTGTATGTTTAATAGAACAGAACAAGAAGTTAAGTGGTATAGCAGGAAGTCTAAAAAAGGCAAACCCCATTCATACAAGCGTATTAAGACTGTAATAATATTTGAATGTGATAACTGTCACGAAGAATTTAAACGCGACAAAGGACAAGTAGATCCTAAAAGATTAGATAATGCTTATAACCACGTGTGTCCAGAATGCGATCCTAAACGTTTTGCACAAAAGAAAGGTGCTGAGCAAAGGCGCAAACTAAACACTACTGTGGATAGTTTACTTACAATAGATCAACTATAATTATTCAGACTTCCAAATAGTCCAAGCACCGTAGCCAATCGCCGCGTATGCCGCTAATTTAGCAAATGGTCCTGCAATTAGGACAATAACTCCTACTGCGACAAGCATAGCGCCGTCCCAAGAAGTTCGTTCATCAAGTCTGTTTTGAATCCAATTTTTCATTTGTTTACCCTTTGTTTTTGTCGTTCATGTGTTTACGTAATTGAGTTACAAGTTTATCTTTTGTAAGACGTTTGTCTAACTCAATACCGTGTGTTCGACCCATTTCTTCTAATTTTGCTTTTGTCATCTTAGACATGTCTGCTTTAGATGGCACTAAAATTAAAGGTGCTTGTTTCGTACTTGTGCTTTTTACTTTCTTGTTAGCAATGTGATCTGAAAGTTTCAAAGTTTTCTTTTCTCCAGCACCAAAGAGAGATTTAATAAATGATATCATTTCTTTTCTCCGTTTGTAAGTGTAATTACCCCACAAGCCAATCTTTCACCTGCGTTTCCGGTTTTCAACGATTCAGCGTCTCCGCCTTTACCCAAATCATCTGTGTTTTCGTGAACTACTATTGCTCTACCAATAATACTTCTTTCGCCTATTAAGTCAATACGTTCTGCCTTAATTGAAAAATCTGATATCCCGTCAGATCCGGCTGTGATATTTCCTAAATCACCGACATGGCCATTTTTGAGATCTCCATGCTTTACCCCGTCTGGATTATAATGCCCGCCTGCACTCTCGCATCCGTTGGATAAATCGCCAAATTCGTGTACATGAAATCCATGTTCACCTTCAGTTAACCCAGTTATCTTACCCTTTATAAGAGTAGCAGTGCCTGGTCCTTGCATAAAGAAGATAGTACCTTTAACAGTGTCCGAATGGACTAAGTCACATACGGCTACAACATTTGAGTCTTCTGCTTCAGTAATCTTGCTTAGGCTTTCGCACTGACAAGTTCTTGCTTTGGTTCGTTCACAGGATTTGATTTGTTTAAATCGCATACTGTATTTACCTTATGTTCTAATAGTCTGTGTGAAGCAAGGTTCTTATGTTTAGACTCTACCATAATGTCTGCAGAGTCGTTAAACTGTAGAGCCCAGTCATTAACAGCATGATTCCACATCATATCGCTGTGAGCTCGTAGTTTTTGTTTCTTAAAGCCTTGTTCAAGTAATTCGTCCATGTTAGGTAATACGTCAGGATCATGTCCTACAAGTAAGTCTTCACGTGATACACTGTAATGAATAGTAGGACGTACACCACGCCAACTGTCAACTACGCGATGATATCTATTGTCGGAGGGTTGTATGTATTCTCCTGTACGCACCCAGTGATGGTGTATGTCAAGTACGAGTGCGACATGTTTTTCAAGTTCGAGTGACGCATCGATGCCCCACGACATTTCGTCGTTCTCGATCGTAATAACGTTTCTCGCCTCTTGAGATAATCTTGGGAGAGCATTGATGATACCGGCTGGACCTTGTCTACCCGATATGTGGACATTACATTTAAAGTCTTGGAATTGTTGGCCGTAGCCCATCCATCTGATGCAATCAACATGATATTCAAACTCCTCTATACTTCTATTTACTATGTCAGGATTATCTGACGCAAGTACAGTAAACTGACCAGGATGCATAGACACCCTAACATCAAGTTCACGAGCCTTTGCGCCGACGTGAGCGAAGTTGGTCTCGCAATATTTTCGTACATCAGGCTTGCGCCAGAAGTAAGACCAATCAGACTGAGTATAAACAGGCAGGACGTCACTTCCCAACCTAACCATTCTACGTTCATTTGGTAGTCCTCCTACATAGTTAATAAGGTTCCAATAACTCTGTATATTGTGAACCATAATGTCCCACAGTCGTTGCTCGGCAACTTCCCTTGTTTGTCTGTTCAACCATTGTACAGTTGTTGAACGAGTATTCAAAGGTCGTTGTATTTCTTCTAACAACTTCTTCTTTTGTGTTTGATCAGGGTGCATGTACTTACATGCGAAACCTATACGTTTAATCATAATCTTTTAATATATCCCATGTTCTATTCCAACTGTTAACAGTATAACATCTTCCTATACAGTTGTCAAGTATTGCTTTTGCCAACGGATAGTCGTTACCGCCTTCGTACATGGCATCTCCAAAAAATACAATTTCTTCTTTATCAAAATCTCTTAGTATTTGGCTTTTATCACTGCCACGAGGACTAATGTCTATACCAGTGTCACCTCCTACGGTTGCAACCAAATTAGGAAACATACTATTAAACTCTGACGCAATTCGATTACGCTCTTTCTGTTCAGTGTCCCACTTGACGTATAATTTACGTTCACCTAATGTAGCATTACGACCTACAACACTAAAGTTAATCATACCTTTACGTTCTTCAATGTGTAATCCTGTACGCAATACAAATTTACTTTTAGATAAGCACTGCAATAAAAATGATCTTTCAGTTATTGGCAAATGCCAATCATTGTTGTAAACATTTTTACCTTGTTTCCATACACTGCTACCACTACAATTATAAACTGTGTCAACAGACTCACATATACGTTCGCCTAATTGTTCTATAGTTTTTTCATAGTCGCTACCTGTAACAAGATAGACTTTGTGTCTATTAGTAAAGTTGTAAAACCATTCTTCAAATTCTTTATTAATAGGAGAGCGGCTGGGGGTAAGAGTTCCATCTACGTCAAAAACAAATTTCATTATTTCCAGTTGTCCTTGCACCATTGGTCGACACTATTGTGAGGGTGTGGTTCTCCGTGAAACACTGCTACACTTGTTTGAGGTTTTATAATAGGTTCGCCAGGTACATTAAAGTTTCGAACACCATTGATTCTACTCATTGGCGGCTTGTTACGCATTTCCCATTTGTAACTTTGTATCCATTCATCTGGCCAGAAACAAAAAGTATCACGTACTTGATTGAAAATCCAATCTTGGTCTCCGTGTAATCTTTTAGTAACTACAAAGTTATCTTTTTCAAACTGCGTCCATACATGTTCTTGTGTTCCGGATCGTAATCTAAACACACTGCTATTCATCTTCTTCCAGTCTGGTCTAAGGTGTCTATTGAAGTCTCTTATAATACAAAAATAATCTGGATTGTACGTAAAGAGATTGTCAATGTTATTAAAAATAATAACATCAAGATCAAAGTAAAGTAAATTACCTTTGATTGGAAGTTGTGGGCAAAAGAAGTAAGGTTTGTACCACCAACCTGTTATTGGTAAGTTAGGTAGTGGCAATACTCTTATACCTGCTTGAATACCATTACTGTTATCTGTAAAGCAAACAAACGCGTAAGGTACTGTGGTATTACGTGCTACCATGTTGGCTAACACGTTAACATAATCTGCACTATACTTGTCGCCCCACTTTAGGCATACAACATAGTTCTTCATTAGTTATCCTTCGTAGATTGCTGAGTTGGCACCATGTTCTGCACATTCAACTTTTACAACATAGCAACGATCATTGCTTTTTTCTCTAATCAGTTTGTCTGCAAAGTTAAAGGCATGTTCGGCAAACTTCTCTGCACCAACACCATCAAAGACTCTAATCTCTGCAAGGTCAAGTGCTTCAAGTTCTTTCATCTTATCCATATGTGGATCGTTGATGTCAACTGCTACTTTATGATCGAAATGATCTTCAAGCCATGCTTTGACTTGTTTCAGTCCGCCAAAGTCTACTGCCCAATTTTTGTTATCTAATTCATCACAACCAAATGTAAATGTAAATGCTAATGAATACCCATGTAACAAATGACAGTGTGAATGATCTGCGTTTGGTTGTCTAAAGACGGCACTCAACCCAATGTTATGTCCGTAATGTTTTGTGCTATAATGTTTTCCCATTATTTTCTCCTATATGTGTAACGGCGGAGTATTTAGAGAGGGTCGACGTCTTTAAGTCCTCTTTATTCATGTACTAATTATACAATAATTAATCATCCTTGTCAACCGGAAAGTTACCATAATGGTGCATCTTCGCGGCAACAAGTGGAATCAAATTCTTACGCATAGTATTGAAACTTACTGTGATTCGTTTTGTTGAAGTATTTGGATCAGTTTTGTGTTCAAGCCAACTTGGAAATATTAATAGCAATCCTGTTCTTGGTTTGCAACTTGCAAAGTAACTACTGAATGAATTTTGTGCATCAAATACATCATTCATTCTCAAAGGTCTTAACGGCGATTCAAAAATTAATGGACAACTGTCTTCTTCAACATGTGGATAAAATGCTCCACTAACAACACTACCTTCGTGTCTATGTTTATCAACTTGTCCACCTTCGGCCATTATGTTAAACCAACTTGTTCCTAAAATGGTTGGTTCAAGTCCTGCGGTTTTTGCATAACTGTCAATACAGTTTTGGATATCAGTTCTTAATTTTGTAAGTTCAGAGTTAAATAAAAATTCTTCGTCGCCTTTAATAAAACTACTTTTGCCACCAAGTATTAATGCATGGTCTCCGGTTTCGGCTTTTTCAATTATATCAAGACATGTTTGTATCTGTGAATGACCGCTTAGATCAAATGCACTTACAAGTGTAGGAAATAGTGCAAGGTCTTCTTGATTATAGGACATTCTCAAGTTCCTCAATGTTGTAAAATTCTACGTTATCAAGTTTCCATTTATCAGGCATTTGCCAACCTTCTTTATTGAATACTCTAAACTTCTTAGCAGAGTAGTGTTCCATAACTTTGCCTATTTGATGTATCCAAAAAGAAGGGTCAATTTCTTTTGAATCTGCATCTGCATAGTTACGTGAGCCTTTGAACATATTGTTTACTTTGTTATCAATACCATACAAGTCAAAACCTAACAAGTCAACGGTATCATTGTGTTCAGATTGCATACAAGCAATTAATACTGCATACGATCCACTTCCCCAATGGAAAGGTTGATCACGTTTTTCATCAGTTGCATACCATAGTCCAGGAACACAATTTACATTGTGTTTTCCTCTAAAATGTTCTAACCAATCTAAGCGTGTCCAAATACCTGACTTTAAGTTTACAAAGTTATTGACTGCTTCTTGGGCCATGCGTTGATCACAACACACAATATGAAGCACTTTTGCTTCTCTAAAGATAGCATTACAGCCTACTTTAGGAACCATTAAGTGGTCTAATACGATGCCTCTACGGCTTTCTCCGTTGCCTACTACTAACATGCAATTATTTAATAAATACTACTGTTAATAGGAACAATACTGAAATGCCGACAGCAATTTACGATATATTTAGATACATCAAACTTTATTCACCCGATGGGTCAACTCTCGAACAACGACTTGAAGCAGACAATGTTAATGATAGTTTAAAGATTCGTAGAGGTGACGGAGTTAGTTGGAACGTCCCAACAGTTAATCCGGGTGCAACAATAACCGTTACAGTAGGCTTTGACACTGGCGGTGGGTTAGCAATGGGTGCTTACTACCTTGATGGTGTAGAACAAAAACCACTTACGTTAGCAAGAGGTAGTACATACACATTTGATCAAACTGATGCTACTAATTCATCATATGGTGGATACCTAAGTCCACTTGTATTCAGTAACACAGCCGATGGTGCTGTAAGTGGTGCTATCAGCGGAGAAGAATATACAACAAGTGTAACTTACTTGCTTGATGATGTATCAGTAACTAAGGCCAATTACAAACTTGGATTTACAGGTGCAACTACTCGACAAGTAAAAATTGAATTAAACGATTCAGCGCCAACAACATTTTATTACGGATCACATGATAACATTGGACAGGGCGGTACTATAACAACTACTGCTGGCGACGACATTATGATGATTAATGTTGATTACGATTTAGATGTACCACCAGGTACAACAAAAATAGAATTAACAGATGTAAACGCCGCAACAACACACGTTGAATTATCAGCGGCAGGCGGTATACAACTAACAAGAAAGAGCGGAAGTGAAATTGAAATTGGTTCTTTTGCAGTAGCAGAAATAGATACATTACATACTGTAACAAAAAGAAATGCTATTACTACTAATCAACTTTACATACAAGACATTGAAGTTGGGAACATTACAAGCAGTACAACTGAAGATGGATTTGTTTCTCCAACATCAGAATTTTTAGGTACTGGTACAGTAGGCGATGCACTTAGACTTGCAATAGATCAAAGAGAAATTACATCTAACACTGTTACAAAGACATTTACATTTAACAGTAAACCATCTAAAGGCGTACTGCAATATACAGTAGGTTACCAATTAGATAGTGGAACATCTGCAACAGCAGTATCGGCAAGTATACAAAGATTCAACGGTGTTACTTGGACAACACTTGATACAGTTTCAGGTGTAGCAGGTGTACCATACGAATTCTCAAACTTATACAATGAAGCAGATAACAGTGGCGGACAATACAGAGTAGTGTTTGCCATCTCAGGTAACACAGGAACTATTACACTTGAACTTCAAGCATACTATGAAATAATTGAGATTACAGATAATCCTGTACTAAGAACTGAAAGCGGTACTGGTACAGTAAGAACACGTGACCTTGCACCACTTGGTGTTAATGACATTGGTAGAGGCAGTGAGCCATACGACAATGTCTATGCTAACACATTCCACGGACACCTACAAGGAACATTCGACGGTGAAATAACTGGTAGTGTATTTGCTGATGACAGCACACAACTTGTAGACGCTGTCAACGGTTATCTTACTGCTGATATTAATGTAGGTAGTAATCCATTTACTGTAACTTCATCACAGTTTAATACTGCTACAACAACAAGTGCTATAAACCTTAACTCTACAGGAAATATAAACGTAAACGCTACAACTGGAGGGTTTCTTAATCTTATTGCAGAAAATGGTACAATTAATATAATTGCTGAAGGCGGCAATGATATTTTTATTGGAACAAAAGCAGATGGAACAAATACAGTATATATTGATGGTAACACAGGTATTGATGCGAGATCACCATTTATTAATAATCCAATTTTTGCTCGCGAAGGATTTGTAGGCGACCTAAAAGGTTCAGTGTTTGCTATTGATGACAGTTCAACAGTTATTGATGGTAACACAGGTACAGTATTAGGAGAAGTTAATAACTCACAAGTAACAACTGCTAACGCTGAGATAGGAACCTTTACAGATACTGTAGGTACAATTACTGCTGGTAACATCACAGGCTTCAAGATGATGAGTGATGCATACGGAACAAACGGTACATCAAAATTAGTTGATGCTACAGCCAATCAGATAGTTGGTGAAGTAAATGCAGACACAAACAGAACAGGTGCATTAACTATTGCATCAGATACTTCAATTACCATGTCAGGTACAGGTGTCATTAAATTTAATAATGGTGTTGGTGTAGACGCAAATGGTAAACTTTCTAATGTAGCCAATGCGGCACAACCTATTACAATAGCAAGTCCGGTAACACTTGAAAAAGAATTACGTTCAAGTCCAGGTGCTCAAGAAAAAATGTTGTACACAAACGTAACAACTGGAACATATGCTATTGATACAACTGACACACAAAACGTTTATTGGAACGCACCAAGTGGCGCTCTTGTTGCAAACTTTACAGGACTTGAAACAAGCACACAAAGAGTAAGACGTGTAAGAATACATATCCAACAAGGTAGTACTGCTTATATTCCTTCAATAGAAGTTAATGGTGTTACACAGACGCCAACAGATTTAGGTTCTGTCGCAAGTACAGTAAGTTCACTGAACATATTTGAATACACATTTTATAGAACACATACTAATACTTGGGAAATTTATCGTCAACAGGTAGATGGAACATTAAGTTTAGTTGATACTCAAATCAATGGTGATTTATCATTTTACAGTGATGATGGTGCCACTTTAGCAGGAACCATTACAAATAACAATAACAGATTAGAGTTCCTGAACGAAGACGGTACGAGAATGATGTACTTCGAAGATACTCAAAACTACGTTCAAATTGATACTGCATTATCTGTAAATGGTTCTCAATATGTATCAACATCAAAGATACAACAAGGTGCTGGAGCGGCTGGAGATATTACTATTGAACCTGGAGCAACTTCAGGTGAAGTAATCATACAAGGTGGGTTGACAGCGGCGGGTGCCTTTACTGGTAGTAGACAAACTATTAGTGGACCAGGTGCAATTAACCTAACATCTCTACACACAGAAATTACAACAACTGGTGCTGATGCATACACACTGGCAAACGGCGCATTAGGACAAATGAAAATTATTAGTATGGTAGTAGATGGCGGTGACGCAACAATTACTCCAACTACACTTGCAAATGGTACAACTATTACTTTTGACGCTGTACACGATAGTGTTACAATGATTTATGGTACTAATGGTTGGTTGCCAATTGCAGTTCAAAACGCAGTAATAGCGTAATATTATTTTTTATTTTTACGGAAGTCGTCTTTAAGTTCTCTGATGTCTTTCATCACTTGCTCAAAACGTTCTGTTGTAGTTGATAGTAACTGGTTAAGTTCTTTAACTGCATAAATTACCCACCACCACCAAGTAAATGCTACTACGCCAAATGCTATAGCAATACTACCAATGGTCCATTCTAATGCTGTTTGAAAATCAAATACAAGTATTAATACTATTGCGAACAGGGTACTCAAAGGTAGAACCTTACCTATCCAACTCCAGGCTTTAACCTGTCTTTTTAATTTATTATTTTTCATGGACTACCCTTCGATGTTACCGAATGGTTTCCATAGTCCTGGGGTTCCCTCGCGTACACAAATCCAGCCTATCCAACCACCCGCTTCTGGTGTATTGTTCCAAATAATGTCGCCTGTTTTCCATAATCCGTCTTGTGGAGCATCATTACCTGTTGCAAACTTCTTTCCTTCAAACTTAATAGGACCTGCTACTTCAAAGTTAGCACTTGGATTTGCTACGCCAATACCTACTTTACCAAACATGCTAATCTTAGTTTCAGTGTTTTCTGCTGAACCCATCGTTACATGTCCGTATGGTGATATTCCGATCCGTGTTGTATTATCAGTGATAATTTTTAATTCACTTGTACTGTAAGTTCCAACTTTTACTGTTTCATATTCTGGTTCAACAATAAATTCTGTAACTTCACTACTAATACTTAATTGTCCGTTCGGTGCTTCTGTTCCAATTGACATACGCATTGCTCCACTGTCCCAGAAAACAAAATCATCTATGTTTAAGTCTCCGTCAACAGTTAATCCTTGTAGTCTGCCAACTGATCTAAGTTTAGAACTTAGAACTGTTTCACCTAATGATGTTGCAGTAATTACAGGTACGTTATCAATTGAGTAGTTTGCTTCTCTATGCAAGTCGACAGTGTTACTACTCCAGAGTCTATCTGGATTTGTTTGTAGTATAAATGATTTAGCATTGTCGCCGTCTTGCCAGACTAAGCCTTTGCCTATTGGTGAGTTACCATTTTGTGTATCAAATGTTAATGAACTGCTTCGCTCTTGTCTAACGTCAGCAGTTAATTCATTTACGTGTAGGCTGTTTACTTCAAGGTGTCCATCAACTTTCATGTTGCCATTAAGTGCAACGTCACCTTCAAGTGTCTTTACAGATATAGTGTCTGTAGTAACACCTGTATTATCTACAAGCAAAACAGTTTTGTTTGCTTGGTCAGTAATACCAGTACTTCTGAATTGCGTAATCTTACCACCCTGAATAGCATTACCAGTCAGTTGGCGATCTTCAATCCTTTGAACAGGTACAACTCTACCGGCAATGATCTCAATACTATTGCCAAGTTCGATTAGCCCCTGTTTTATTTTTGTAATTTCGTTATTATCTATGTCACTATATTGCATAATAGTATTTATCTAACTGCCTTTAGAAGTATAGTGTCCGGATTAATCCTACCATTAAGTTTAATATCTACTGCATTAATAGTGTCTAAGAAATCAACTAATTTACGTTTGCCCGTGTCCTTAAATTCTTTTAATTTTTCATCAGGCTTACGTAAAGTCTTTTGTATGCTGGTTTCTTCATTGAACTGTGTAATTGTAGTTCCTTTGATACTCAGGCCTGTACCGTCACGTTCCTGTCCTAATGGGTCAATAGTTTTAGCAACATATTTTCCAAGTTTACGTGTCTTAGTATTAAACACCCAAAGTTCGTTACAGCCTGGAATCTCAATAGGGTTGATACTTGCTAATGCAAACTTACTATCGTTAAGTGCAAATTTAAGTTTAGCAATTAATTTCTCTTTGCTAATTGAACGTTTCTTACGAGGCTTACGTGTGGCCTTGGCTGTTTCGATAACTACGTCTAATGCACCCATATACGCATTCAGTGCCTGTAGTTTCTTCTTAATATCATTCTTAGTAAAGATTGCATAACCTTCTTTTAACTGCGAAGCCCAATCCTTTTCTTGATCAGTTGCGTCTGCAGGTAGTTTAGGTGGATCAAGTACTTCATTAAGTTCTTTAATCTCAGGCAAGTAACACTCTTTCATTTTTCTTGCATGAGCCTGTGTTACTTTAAATTCATAAAAATGCTTTTTAAAGTCAAAACCTTTAGGGTTAAACTTCAATGGATCATCAGACCAAGTATCTAACCAACCCTGTGGCTTGTCGTCCATAATACACATCTGTGCCCAGATACGTTCTTGTATAGTAGGCTGGTGTGCTTTTTTCTTTTTTTCTTCTTCTGCTTTTGCTTCTGCTTCTTCAGTGGCAAATGCTTGTGCTTTGAATTGTAATTCGCCGAGCCAAACATCAATACTAACATTTAATGGTTTAGGAGTACCCATTGTACCTGGTAAACTTTCCCAATACTTATTGTATGCTTCATTGACGTTAGGTCTACCTAACTGTATCATTCTACACATACCACCAAGTGTACTGTTAAAGCGGTTTTCAGGAACCTTTTTAAAACTGTCTACAGACTGACGCCACTTATCGCTCTTCTCCATGTATTCAAGAGTCCAACGTTTAAAGTCTGTTCCTTTACATTCTAATCGATAATAGTCTAATGCTCTGGTTGACTTTCTGCCGAAGTTCTCCGGAGTGCAGTCCTTTAGTTCTTCTTCCGTCCACAACACCTCACCTGTAACACTCTTTTGTCTGCGAACAGGCTTCTTCCTTCTCGATGTTTTTCCTTTTAGGGCGGTCAATGCCATTTGTAAATCTCCTCACGTTTTGTATATTATATAGTCTAATAATTAAAAGTCAAGCAAAAATGGCTTATAACTATTCTTGTTCGGTGTTTACTTTACCACCTTCGGCTCTAAACAGTCTTCGTAAAAACCATTTATGTTGTAGATAATAATCTTGTAAAGTGTAATCAACTTGGCGTTGTTCCCACTCCATAATCTCATCTTTATGCTTCATCCAAATCTCTTGGACAAAGGATTTCCAATTACTGATTCGGGGTGCTGTAGAGATGTCGGGCCAGACCGTTTCGTCTACTCTCATATGACTACTCTGGTTTAAGGCTAACTAATGGATCGCTATAAAACGAATCGTGATAGTCACCATTCTTTTGGAAGTTACGTACTGAAGTTTCTTTGATGAACATACCATCTTTCTTTGTGTATGTGGTATACTCTGCTTTTACCATACCTTCAGTGTCACGTTCAACGTGTTGCTTCATTGGACCTTCTTTCATTATACTATCTCCTCTACAATACCAAGTACTTCAGCAAGGAATAACATTATACCTGACAACATCATTAGAAACCCTACTTCAGTTACAAAAAAATCTGTATACATCATTTCACCTGTCCACAAGTTATATCCTGCCCAGGCAAGTAAACCTGATGCTACAAATCTAAAAATACTTTTTACAATACTGACCGCAAAGTGACCATCACCCGGATCTTTGTTTACTATTTTCATACTTACTCCTATTCGTGTTCCCCACCAGGATCATTTGGATCCAATGGCACCTTATGTGCAATACCATTCTTGTCACGATAGATAGTATAATTTCTACCTCTACCATGTGAATGATACCCATTCTTAAACCTAAATGCACCTGGGTTGGTTTCTGCAACTTTAAATGTAGCAACAGTAATAACAACTGCGGCAACAAAAATTACGTGTCCAATGGCACTATACATAAATGCCGTTATACTATTAATAACCATAATAGCAAATACACTTGACCACATGAATGCTAAAATCTGCATAACCATATGTCTAACCGCCAAGTTAGGAATGTTCTTTAACGGATTGTGTTCCATATCCATAACACTGTTCCAACTATCTACTACAAACTGTCTCATGCTTTTTCTCCTTTATACTCACGAAACGACTTAAATCTTGGAAAACGTAAACTATACGTTTCCGAGTCTTGCGACTTAGTTCGAGCATCTGCTCTAATTTCAATTAACTGACCAATGAGACTATCACGTGCAGTCCAGTACTCATCACGTTGACTATCAGTGAAGCCGCTCCCACAGTTAAGGTGATAATTGTATCCATCATCTTCTCCTTCTACTATTACGGCACCTAATCTTCCCGCATTACGTCCAGTGCCTTCCTCGACGTCAACGACTTTTAGTGTAATCTCAATAAATGGTTTTGCCTTTAACCAAGCATGTGTACGTTTGCATTCGTAGGGTGCATCAATGTCTTTGATCATTACACCTTCATAACCACCGTCTACAGCCGTCTTATTAAGCTCTACAAAGCGTTCTTGGCCTTCGGGAGTGTCTAAGTCTACATCTTCCCACTCAAGTGCTTGTACGTGCTTTAAAACGTCCTGGTTGCTTTCTACCCAATGTTTAGTAATTGCACTTCTTGTTGACTGTGGTTTGTCCCAACCACCTTGTTTGAAATCGGATAATGGGATAGTGTCAAACAAATGCAATACTGCATCTTTGGCTGTACCACCACTCTTTCTATGCACCTGTTTCATTAAGTCTTGGAAGTTAGCACTCATTACCTCACCGTCTAACACAAGGTCATATGGTGCAGGCTTATCTTTGAGTACTGTTTTAATTTCTTCAATGATGTGATCAAAGTTATGAAACTGCTTACCATTACGACTAAACATTTCTACTTTGTCACCTTGTATAATTGTAATAACTCTTACGCCATCAAGTTTAACTTCAATTTGTTTCTTACCTGACATCTTCTTTTCATGATTAGCAGAGTCATGTGCTAATGCACAAGTGAATGTAGGGATAACATATTTTGTTTCACCCTTCATGTTAAATCTTTTAGCAACTTTGTTTACTGTCTTTTCACTTACTCCACAACGTAAATCTTTAATAAGGATCCTACGATAAAAACCATTCCACTGATCTGCCGTTGCTGAACTCATTACAAGTTCGATAGCATCACGTGCCGCATGTCCTGTAAGTTCTCTTGCAATTAGTTTATCTGCAAGTTCTTTGAATACTGGCCAAGCACAACCTTGTGCTGATAGCACTTCATTCTCTGCTTTTTCTGGAACTTGTTTAACACCAAATGTTACAAGTGGGTCAAGTGCCATTGTTACACCTTCAAAGAACTCATCAAGTCCTTCACCCATAGCACCAAATACGATAGTTTCTTTGTCTAACCTACCGTTGTGCTGTTCAAGTTTGTAAATTACGTCCTGTGGTTGTGTTCTCATATTATTTGCCTCTGTTCATTTGCCTAATTATGTTACTATTATATGATCTAAATACCAAAAAGTCAACCTCTTTTTTATCCAAATCCAAATAACTTTGTACCATGATTTGCTATTGCATTTAAGATAATAGCAATGCAAGTAAAAATGTGTAGCAACACCCACCCAGTGCGTATAATTGCCACTCTGTCAGCCTTATTGTTATCTTCATATGCTTTTGTTCCTATGGCCTTGCACCAAATATCCCACAAAATTAATCCCCTTCATTTTCTTTAATACGTTCAATAAGATCTAATATCTCTTCTAACAAGTTGTTGTCTTGATCTTTTTCAGTATCCAATTCAACTTCTAATTTAATTTTCATGTTTTACCTTTGTCAACCCATTCTCTAAATTCAGTTTTAAATTCATCCGCTTTCTCTTGTGTTTCAAAATGATAAGAGTGCGAATATACGTATGTCCATGTGTCCATACCCCATTCCCAACGTTGCATGTTACGTCTGCACCAATCTTTACATTGTATATGTAGATCACTGTGTACGTCAACAGTTACACCAGGCTTCCATCTAAGTTTGTATTCAAACAATTCTTGTGGAGTCATATTTGATTTATCTATCATAATGATCTTGACCACCTCATACCGATATACAAACCTAATCCTACAATTACCATTAATGTAGGAGATTGTGTCATAATACAAGTAATAGTTATTCCGACCATAGATACAAAGAATGAGAACTTGTCTGCTCTATCCTCTTCTGGAGGCATTTCAAAATGTTTGTCTTTCCACATAGGGTCGTCCTTAACTGTTAATATATTTAATATACAGTCAAAGTATACAGTTGTCAACCGGAATTAGTTCAATTATTGGTAAGGGTTAATATCCAAATACTTGCCCCATTCACTATAGTAATGGCGCATACCAACTTCATCATGTATAGTACCGTTCTCATGTCTACCATGCAGTACACGTCTGTTCTCTGTACCTTCACGCATAGTTGTTCCTTGCCCAGCAACTCCAATTAGATCCTCATGGAGGTTGCGACCAAATGGTCCCCATATACTGTTGTGATGTTTGATTCGTGTCAAACGTTCTTCTTTAGTATCTTTTTTTAGTCCGTATCCCCTAAACTCAATCAGTACACGGTTAGGACCTAATGGAGTTACTGAGTCTGAACGATATGCACTTCCACGTAGATTAAAATTAAATCCTGGAAACAAGTCTACCATGTACCACTGGTTGGGTGGCAGGTTAGGAAAGGACAGTTCGCCTCTATCTTCGAAGCCGTCATACTCCTCATAGTTTACTGTGAAACTGCTTACGTTTACATGACCGTTGTCAAAAGGTATATTCTTACGTGCAAAGTATTCATCGTTGAATCCACTTACACGATTAAAGTAGTGCATGAAGTCATGATAGAATTCACTGTTAGTATCATGCCACAGTTTGTAGTTTGTATCTATAATTGCTTTGTGGTAATGGAACACTTCCATTTCTTCTGTGTCAATAGCATCAGCAATACAATCAAATGCTCCTGCTGTCCATTCTTCTACACTCTGTGTTGGATTTTTATTTAAAGTAGTCCATACCATACCTCCGTGTTTTACTTCTGTATATAACGGAGTATAGTCATCCATTAAAAATTCTACTCGTGACATTGTTCCTGAAGGTGTATTAAACTTACCTGTATTTAGATAAGATTTAATTGTATCACCGTTATTAATTGCAATAACGTTGACACCTGCAATTTGTGTTGTTCTAAAATTACCTGGCTCAGGCATCTCAGATTTATGACACATAGGCACCCATACCTTTGAAAAGATTTGTTCTTGCTCTTGTGCAAATATTTCTGGGTTGTTATAGGCGTTGCTACTAATTGATTCTACGTTTGGTTGTGCTAACCAACTCTTATGATTACGTGGTGGCATGTTTTCTCCTTATGCTATATTTAAATTATTATAGCACAGAAAAATGCCTAAGTCTAATAGTGTGTATCTATTAGGTAATAGTTGGCTCTGGGGGAAGGACTCGAACCTCCAAGACTTTCGTCACACGAGAAACAATCGTGCGTGTTTACCGATTTCACCACCCCAGATTAGTTTTATATCTTATTGATCTTTTCTAATGCCGGGATCATACGTGTAATACCTATACCACCGCCTACTCTTTGAAAGAAGTCAAACTCTAAAAACTTTTCAAGTTCTGCTACTACACGTTCTTTACCAAACAGTTTAAACAGCAGTTCACTGTAAGCACCATCTGTAATTGTGTGGAATGTATTACGCATCATATCAACATCGCATGAGCGTTCTGCTGAACCAATAGTTTCCATGCCGCCTAAGATAACGTCAATCTTTTTACTTGTGCCGCCGCCATCGTTTCTACTCATATTCCAAAATGGTGATGTCATCTCTGGAAAGTCTGTAATCATTGTTTGACCAAAGTCTGCCGCCATCTTTAATTCATGTTCAGCGTCCATCTCTTTGATCCAGTCAAGTCCGTAATGCTCTTGCCAGTCTCTATAAGTCTTTTCTGTAATGTTACCAAAGCCTAAGTATTCACATAGTTCATACTCCATTGCTTTAAGATCATCAATGCTACCTGGCATCTCAAATTCAAACATTGGAAATATTATATCATGTCTGCCTGGTATTGCATTAGGCTCTTGTCTATAGGAAGTGGAGACACAAAAAAACCCCTTACTATCGGGGCTACTTAATAATTCATGTTCTAACCACATCTGGCCTGTTTGCGGCAATGGCCAAGTGTTGCCTGCGTATTGGTATGTTGCTACATTGAATGGATCTTCACATGCGGCAAGTATGCTTAGTCTGTTTTGGGTATGGACTTCTAAGAATCCTTTGTCCAAAAAAAATGACCTTAAAAGGCCAACTGTGTTCGTAAATTTATTTGGGGATATTAACTGCGTCATTTCTTTTTCCTTCTGAGTTATTTGTCAAAAAAAAACTTGCCCAGTGTTCTGAGCTTAATTTTCCTTCTCGTTATTTATCATTGTGCTATCCTTATTACCTTTTCAATTAGACTTGCAAAGCCTACTTGTCGTTGCATAGTTAATAGTTCTTTTATTCCTAATGGCATAAAACTTTCTAAGGTTAATTGTGCCACTTCGCTTCTGTGTTCTCCGTTCACTACATCTAATATTACTTTTGCAGTGCCTTTGGTCATATGCGAGTCTGCATCATGTTGATATTGCATAGTACCGTCTTCTAACACTTTGCCTGTAACCCAGAGATTAGATATACAACCACGTATTTTGTTTTCTTCTGTTTTATGTTCTTGTGCTAAAGGTTCGACTTTTCTTGCTTCGTCGATGATGTACTGCAATCGATCATGTCCTTCTAATATGGACATATCTTCACCTCTGCTTTTAATTTTATCTATTATCATTATTCTTTTGGCGCACCCGACAGGACTCGAACCTATTACCTCCACTTCCGCAAAGTGGCGCTCTATCCAGATGAGCTACGGGTGCAGTCGAATTACATCAAAGATGATTGAATAAAGTTTGAAACTTTTTCAACTGCTTCTGATATACTCTGGCCATTTTCTGCCAACTGTGCTTTACCTTGTTCCCAACTATTCTTTTGGTACTCGATAATGCTTTCCTTCTCAGCAACTAACCAGTTTTTTATATTTTCCATAACATCTCCTTTGTTATGAATAGTATATAAGATTGCACCCGTATTGTCAAGTAATATTTTGGTTACTTGTTATCATGGTTAATCGATATATGTTTCAAAACTTTACCAGAATTTGGTCCAGTTGTAACAGTATACCCAGTCGTACCATTTCCATACACGTTTACTTCGCTACGAGTTTTCATAAGGATTTTCTCCTTGCGTTCTCTCATTTTTTGCTCACGGTATGATTTAAGTAGGTAATCGTATCTGTTCATTACACTCTCCTTTTTAC